ATCCCAGGAGAAGAGAACAACGAAAAAATGGAAACTGACGACGAGGGGGACATCATTGTCTAGGATGCCTCATGGCAGGTAAGAAAGTCGAACTTCCCAATGTCCCGATCGGCGATGCGTCGATCGCTCCGGACAATGTGTCCAATGCGGCCAAGGGCATCATGTGCAAGGAGTGCCCGCTGGTCAAAAAGCTGCGCTCCGTCGGGGAAGGTGCTCGCGGTGAAGTCGACATCATGTTTGTGTCGGAGTCGCCTTCGTCCTGGTCGGTCAACAACCAACAGGTCTTCTACGGGCGTGGTGGACGCATCCTGCGCAAGACGTGGAAGACGCTCAAAGACCTGGACGAGAAGACGGGCGGAAAGCTCCGCTTCGCCCATCTCCGTAAGTGGGACTGCTACGCGGTCCAGTGCCAAGTCGAAGACGGACGTGAGAAGACTGCGCGTGTTTCAAAGGCCGTCATCGACCGCTGCTCCTGTTACCTCCGTGCCGCGATCCTCCATAAGCGCCCCAAGGTCATCGTCGCGTTCGGTGCTACCGCTCTGAAGTCTCTCGGTGTGAAGGCTCAGAAGTTCACCGAGGTACGAGGCCAACAGATGGCACTGCAGATCGAGGGGCACGAGGTCGTCGTCATTCCGACCTTCTCGACGAAGCACCTCATGGCCAAGACAGGGCTGTACAGCCTGTTCTACACCGATGTGATTCGTGCGTTGCGTCTCGCGTCCGGCGTTGATGACGCGTTGGCCAACACCTCTATTGAGGAGGTCACCAAGAACTATCGATACGCCAACACCGTTGAAGAAGTGAAGGATCTGTGTGACGACATCATCGCGTACGTTGTCCCCGGTGCAGATTCAGCGGCGAAGTGCGCGTTGGCTGTCGATATCGAAACGAATACGCTGCACCCGCAGCGTCCTGACGCTCACGCGTTGTGTGTCTCGTTTGCATGGGACACCGGGCTGTCGACGGCTATCGCTCTGGACCACCCGGAGTCTTCATGGTCCGAGAAAGAGTTGGCGGAGGTGTGGGGTCACGTCACGCGCGTGCTCCAGTGTGCGAAGCCCAAGGTCTTCCACAACGCCAAATTCGACTTGAAGTTCCTCGAGCTGCGTCACAAGGTCAAGGTGTTCAACTACGCCTGGGACTCGATGCTCGGCGAACACCTCCTACGAGAAGACCAATCAGGGTCCTACTCCCTCAAGGTTTTGGGACGGAGCTACTTCCCGAAGTTCTCGAACTACGCTGATAAGGTCCACGAGTTGGCCGAGACGCTGACTGTGGATGAGATTGCAGCGAAGAACGCACTTGAGAATGTTCGCAAGGGGAAGGTCAAGAAAGGGACACCGGGGTTTGACCCGGGCATGACGTCGGATTGGACTAAGAAGCAGGTTGAGACCTATCTCTTCGGACGGAAGAAAGACCGTCGCAAGCGCCTCAATGACTCTGGGTACGAGCGTGTGCCGTTGGAGACTTTGCTCCCCTATGCGGCGATCGATACTGATCTGACGCGGATGTTGCTCAAGAGCCAATTCACCCGGATGCGTGAGGACAACTTCCTCAGCAACGGGAAACGGCTGATGACCAACCACTGTGTCCCAGCCACTCGCGCACTTGGAAAGATGGAGTTCGACGGAATGCGGGTCGACCGCCCCTACGTCGACTACCTCGAAAAGGAGCTGACGCGCGTCGTGGGAGAGAAGACTGCCACGCTGCGAGGGTATTGGGATGCGAAGGACGGTGAGTTCAATCCGAACTCCACGGCTAACGTAGGGCACGTCCTCTTTGGGCGCGGCGTCTGGGAACCTGAGACCCTGGACCCGAACACAGGGGAGCCGGGTGTACACGTTCCACGCTCGGGCCCGTGGGCGGAGCGGAACGCCAAGTCGGGGCAGTTCAAGACGGACAAGGCAACGCTGCGTGCGATTGTCGAGAACACTAGCTGCCCCTTTACGAAAGCGCTCCTGGACTATCGATCGGCGCACAAGGCGCTCTCGGGGTTCATCCACGACATCAAGCTACTGTCGGAGGCTGACGGCTTCCTGCACACCAACTTCCACATCCACGGAACGTCGACGGGACGGTTGTCCTCGTCTGACTTGAACACGCAGAATCTGCCCGCATGGTTGGCGGGCTACAACATCAAGAAGATCTTCATTCCTGACGACCCCGAGGAAGACCTCATCCTCAACATGGACTACAAGGGGGCGGAGATTCGCGTCTTTACGGCGTACGCACCTGACCCGGCCTTGATCAAAGCCCTCAACGACGGGCTCGACGTCCACTCCTTCTTTGTTCAAGAGGTCTTCGGCATTCCGTACGACGAAGTCGAACGGCTCAAAGACATTGACAAGAAGATGGGGGCCACGCGTACGACCGTCAAGCGCGTCGTTTTCGGCACGCTCTACGGAGCCATGGCGAAGAAGATCGCCGAGACCGCCGGCATCTCGATGGAAGAGGCGCAGGCTGTCATTGACAACCTGTTCAACCGTTTCCCGACACTCGTCGAGTACATGAACAGCACCGTAGCGCAGATTCATCGTTTCGGTTTCGTAGAAACTCTCTTTGGGCGCCGCCGTCGGTTTCCGCTGCAGAACGTCAATGGCTTCTTCCGCGGGCAAGCTGAACGTCGCGGTAAGAATATGAAGATCCAGTCGACGTCTTCGGACATTCTCATTTCGCAGCTATGCGAGTTGCACGAGCACCTACCGGAAATCGGCGGGAGGCTCTGCTTGACCGTGCATGACTCTGTTGTGGCCAACGTGAAGAAGAAGTACGTTAGCCAGCTCCCGGAGTTCATCAACTACTACGCCGTTCAACGGGTCCGGGAGAAGTTCCCATGGCTCCCGGTGGACTTCGCTTGCGACATCGAAATTGGGCCTAGTTACGGGGAACACGTAAAGCTCAGTGAATACCTTGCCGAACACCAACCGCAGACCCCGACTGCTGATGAAGCGCTGCTCGCGGCGCTAGACGAGGAAGCTCTCAATGAGTTCAGGGAAGACGAAGAAGAACAAAGGGAAGCGAAAGCAGCCGCAAGCTAGGAAGAAGGCTGCCCCGGCACAGCAGGAGAAAGTCCCCTCCTGGGAAGAGATCGCCAAGTACCCGCCCGTCCTTTTCACGACGCTCGGGCGCGGTGTGATCATCGGTTTCATCGGAGGCGCGAGTGAAAGTGCCGTGCGGATCTACGCACCTGCCGCCATTCAGGAAGCGCCCCCGTCGAACGTCCTCTTCCTGCCGTTGTTCCCGATTGAGTCGTTCATGGACCTGCGCCAAGCGTGCATTTTCAGCTCGTCACCGATTCCGCCGATCTTGTTGAAGGGCTACCTGGGGTACTTCGAGGAGTTCGCCAAGGGCAGTTACCGCATGAACCCCGTCGTGATCAACGCCGCCATCGACGCCCCCAACGGAGAGCACAAGGTGTCTGGGGTTCCCGAACCGGAGACGGAAGAACCGTCCGCCGGGGACCCTCTTCAATGTGTCCCAGAACCGCCTGTCGAAGAGGCTGTTGAGCCTGTCATAGAGGCGTAGTAGGATAGTAAACCAGATAAACATCTGTGGTATAAGCCTCTAGTTGGAGACCGGTATGGCCTACTACAAACGCCCACCCATCAATGAGCTGAACCTCTTCTTTTTCGACTGTGAAACAGGGGGCCTGCGTCCCGCGTTGGCGGACATGGTCGAGGTCGCCTGCGTCCTCACGGACTGTACAGGGGAAACGATTCTCGACGAGTACTGCGCCAAAGTATTCCCGGTCAAGGAGGTTCATCCTCGCGCCGCTGCCGTCAATGGCTACACGGCGGAGAAGTGGGCGACAGAGGCCATCGACCTCGACAAGGCTATGGTTCCTCTGTTGCGGATGGCGAACAACGCGTTGTTCACCGCCCACAACGTAGCCTTCGATTGGGGGTTCTTCGAGTTCGCCATGGCCACCCGGGCGATGCGGTGGCCGAGTGACTACCATCGCATCGATACCGTGGCCCTGGCACACCCGCTCCTCGTCTCTAGGCGAGTTTCCAACGTAAAGCTCGTGACGCTCGCCAAGTACTTCGGCTTCGAGTTTGCGGACGCTCACAGCGCCCTTGCGGACGCGCACATGTGTCGCAAGGTCTACTGCGAGCTGATGAAGCTCTACGCGCCGTTCTTCGATCAGGCGTAGAAGCGCAGGTCCTGTATCAGGACGCGCCACGCTAGCCAGCCAAAGAGCTGGGCGTGGAAGCAGTCATCAGGCTGCGTAGCAGCGTGTCGCCACACCTTACGGCCTGCCATTGTCGTTTCTTCGTAGATGTTGAGGATGTCGTCGATGGCAGGCTGTATTTGCGAGAGCTTGGGGTAGACCGCTTTCTGGTGCGTCAGAAACAGGGCGTAGTTATCGATGAGCGTGGTGCGGTCACAATGGTAGGCCATTGTGTTCGGGTTCCAGTCGATCGGTTTCGACGCACTCAGGTATCGAGCTTGCACCACCCGGTGTGCCCCTAGTTTGTCGCGGAGCATGGCATTGGCCAGCGCGCCCTCGCCGGCGTCGCCGCAGATCATTTCGACGCCCCACGCCTGACACAGCTCAACGATTTCGTCGATCCAACCAGAAGGGTGGCCATTCGGGAAGATCTTGTAATACATCGTCTTCAGCCGTCCGTCGCACGCATCGCCCCAAATATGCAGCACTGTGCGTGACTTGAGCAGGCCTTCCATCCCCTTGACCTCGCCACCACCCCCCGACCAGTCGACGCCAGCAACAACTCGCCGGATTCCTGTGCGCGATTCACGCAACGGCAAACGCGTCATTTCATAGTCGGGATCACAGAGCGCCTCGAGGATTTCTTTTGTCAGTAGACGGGCACCCGTGGACGTCGAGACCCCGATGCACTCGTTGAGGAACTTGACCTCGCCCCAGTTCTCCATTTTGTAGAGAATGCGTTGCCAACGCTCGACCGCCTTATTGTAGTAGGCGTGCGAGGGACCCCAGCAAGCCGGGACGTTCTCCGGCATCATAGGCTGCGAGATGTGGAACCCCTTGATGCCTGCACCGGGGTTCATGTCGATCCAGCGGCCCTGGCGTACATCTAGTAACTTGCCGCACCCGAGACAGATGGGCCCATGGAGCCCCACGGCCTTCGTGCTGTCGATGAAGGTCAGCTTCCCGCAGCCGTCACATTTGATGCACCACTCGGACTTCGTCGACCGGTCCCAAAGCACCTCGATGGTGTTCTCCATCGTCTTGGGAGTGCCGCAGTACATTGAGTACGCCTCGTCCTGCGCGGACATGCACTCCTCGATAACGGGAATCACCGGCTCGAAGAGAATGTCTTGGACCTCGTCAAATGCACAGAGATTCGCGGTGTAACCACGTGCCCGGTCTGGGTCGTCCAGCGCGTACGTGAAGGCCATCTCCGACCCGTTCCGCAACATACGAAGGAGGACACTATCAATCGATTCGGGACCTACGAAATAGCGCCGGAGGTCAGGAGAGTACGCGAGAATCTTGGCAACACGCGTGTGCGAGAACTTGCGCGTTTGCTCCTGTGTTGGAGAGATGTAGTAGCACTTGAATTGCTCTTGCCCGACGCACTGGGCAATCATGAAGCTGGCGATTGTCGTAGACTTCGCAACTTGACGCCCAGTTTTCAACAGAATACGAGGGTAAAACCCGTCGTAGATAGCTACGTACATCGGGTAGTTCTCGAGCGAGAACGGCTTCCCATCCACGTAAAAAAGCGACTGCGCGATGTTGGAACGGTAGTTCTCTACCGGGCCTTGCGCCGCCGCCGCACCCTGCATCACACCACCAACCCTACTTGGAGAGAATCATGAAGAACAAAGACCAGGCCGACGAGCCCTTCACCACCAAGTTGGACATCGCCATGGTGTCCACCTCGATGTACCGTCGAGTCGTCGACCTTTACGCCGGAACGAACCTGGTCGTAGCCGCTGTCGGCAAATCGGGCATCGGTAAGACTGCAATCCCACGACAAGCCGCCGCAGATCGAAAAGCCCCGTACATTTGCATGGACGGGCCGACTACCAATATCGATGATTTCCATGTTCCTACGACCGCGGTGGATACTAGAGCATACTACGATCGACGTGTTCCGCGGAAATTTCAGAAGGTGGTCGACTTCTGCCAGGCGGAACGGGAAGCCAACGGGGGTGAGTTTCCTGAAGGAAGAAACCCCATCCTGTCGGTCGAAGAACTGAACCGCACAGTCGACAAGCATGTGACGAGGGCGTTCTTCACCCTCCTCAATGAGCGCACAATTGGCGACATCCATCTGGACCCCGCGATTCAGCTCGTTGTCACCCTCAACCCATCGGGGGGTGGGATGGCCGTCAATGAGTTCGAGCGGGACTCCGCGATGCGGCGTCGGCTCAAGTGGTTCGGGGTCACGGCCAACTACGGTGACTTCATCCGGTATGCCAAGAAGGCCAAGTTCCACGACCGGGTCCTGGCTCACTTGGAGAGCCAGCCGCAGCACTTCTACGACGACGGCGCTGCCCTGGCGGGTAAGGTCTTCGCGTGCCCCGCATCGTGGGAAGACATCTCGACGATGTGCTGGCGCCTCGACAAGGTGTCCATGTCACTCACCGGGAGTGAAGCACGGGCTTCGTTCGCGGGGGCTATTGGGATGACGGCAACACAGGCCTTCATCGAGTTCATCGAGGACTCGAGCGTCGTCATCACGCCCGACGAAATCCTTCAGCGCTACACCAAGAACTCCACGGTGCGGTCGCGTTTCAAGAAGCTCGTCGAGGATAGCCGTCTCGACCGCGTGTCGACGCTGTGCACCGCGGTGGCCATCAAGATCTACGAGAACACCAACAAGCGTCCCGAGGTCATCGGGAAACAG